AATGAGTAAGGATCGTTACAATGTTCCTCAGGACAAACGCAGGGGATGCCTTTGCAAAGATGGTAAGCGGTATTCTAGAGAATGCTGCGAGGGTAATTATGTTAATCAGGGGATTGGTAGCATCACAAAGAATGAGACTGAGTAAGAACTTAACATTAGGGGAAGCGACAAAGAGTGCTACTGCTATTAAGCATGGGATTAATAACAAGCCTAGCGGTGAGCATCTTTCTAATCTGATCCAGATAGCGAGTAAGATCTTTCAGCCTGTGAGGGATCATTTTAATGAGCCTATCATAGTGAGTTCAGGATATAGATCAAAGGCATTGAATGATCTGATCGGTGGTGCTTCAGGATCTCAGCACTCAAAAGGTGAGGCTTTAGATCTTGATGGATCAGTAGAGAATGCTTATATCTTTGAGTTCATTAAGAACAACCTAGAGTTTGATCAACTTATCTGGGAGTTTGGAGATGAAGAGAACCCTGATTGGGTTCATGTGTCTTATAAGTCAGAAAACAACAGAGGAGAGGTTCTAAGAGCCGTTCGCCAATCTGGAAGGGTAATCTACAAGAGATGGGATTAAAGAAAGCTAAAGCAATATTTTTATATTCGGATTCTGAGCCTAATGAGATCTTGATCTCTTTATGTCATTTGATCTGCTTACCATTGAGCATATGTGCTGAATATCAGGATCCGAACTATTGGTTGATTCTAGGAGCGTTATCAGCAGGAGGGTTTCAGTTGTGGGCGGTCCTTTATGACGGATCTCTTAGAAATAGACTAAGAGCGGTAAAATTGGCTTCTATAATTGCATTGGCTACGATCATAAACCTATCAATGGTAGGACTGATGGAAGGGAGCAGAACAGGATGGATCATTATATTCGCCTTTGCTTGTTGGAATGTGATCAGAGTAGAAAAAGAAAGAGCAGCAAGAAATGGATAGTCAGGTAATAATCACGATAGGTACAATCCTTGCTTCAGCAGGGATATGGAAGTTTTTAGAGTTTAGATTGAAACTCAAAACAGACTACAAAAAAGAATCCGTTCAGAACAGCGATGGTGTTCAGTATCGTGATGATCTGAAGAATAGAGTGGCTAGGTTAGAATTGTTGTTAGAAGAAAGCAACACGAAGGTCTTAGGACTCACCGCTGAGGTTCATGCGCTGAGAACAGAGGTTGGTTTCTTGAAGAAAGAAAATGATAGATTAAGAGGATGATAGACAGGATTACAAAAAATTGGAAAACAACGGCATCAGGAGCCGTTTTGTTTGGAGCAGGAATTGCTTTAGTGGTTATGGATAAGGCTACCTTGACTGAAGCGGGAACATTCTTTGCGGTAGCGTTTGTATTATTTTTTTCTAAAGACAAAATGAATGGGTGATTTTGGTGAAGGCTTTGAGGACTTTGTAGATGAATTAACGAATATGGAGCAACCAAGTTGCAACATTGACAACCCTGAAGATTGCGAAGCATGTGGGGCGTAATAAAAACAAGAGCAGTTCTGATAGGGCTGCTTTTTTTACTTCAGGGATGTGGTGCGAGGTACTACCTGAATCGTGCGATTGCGAAAGATCCGACAATTCTAGATTCGGTTGTCGTAAAAGTGGACACGGTGATCATAACTCAAAAACAAGTCGTTAGAGACACTCTTGTTTTGAAATCAATAGATACCCTCAAATTAATCAAAGAAGGCGTTAGAATTGATATTAGACGGTCCTACGACACTATACAGGTTGATGTTGAATGTCCTTCCGATACGATAAGGATCTCAAAAGAAGTTAGAGTACCTCAAGTCGTTTATCGTGAGAAAGAATTTAATGCCAAACACCTTTGGCTTTTGATTATCTCAATAATTCTATATACATTGCTATTACTTAAGTATATTAAGTAATAATATATATTACTCTTATAAGAGTAATAATATATATAATATATATAATGACAAGAAGACAAAAAAGCATAGCTATTGAAACCCGATCTTTAGAAGATGATTACACAAATCACTTCTTATCGCATTTTGGATTTCACGATGAACAGAGATCTGATCATTCAAACTTTTGGAAGTATTATCAAACAGAGCAGACCGTATGACAATGAGAGAAGCACAGACTTTAGCAGTAAGTCTTAATGACAAAGGATATGCTGCTTGGGCAGTTCAAGGGTTTAGCGTTAAGCTAACAATCAACGGAGTGGTATACGAAATAAAAAAAGAGGATGAGAAATGAACAAATTGATGAATTACTTCATCATATGGCTATGTTGTACCAGAATCTAGGAACAGAGTCAACAGAAAAAGAAAGAGACGCAGCAAAGCAAGAGGAACTTTTGTTGATTGGAAGGATCGCTGAGATTGATAGCGAATACGCCTTAAGATTGCATTATGACTGATCACACTAAAATAGAGATTGAATTAGGAAAGATTCCAAGCCTAAACAAATTTTACTCCTCACCTCATTGGACATTCCGATCTAAGGAAAAGACCAAGTGGAAAGCGATCATATCAGAACAACTTGATTACGATTTTCAATTTGAATACTGCGTAATCACCGCTAAGGTAAATTACAGGTACGATCTTGACAACTGCATAATGGCTATCAAATTCACTCAAGACGCTTTGGTTGATGCGGGAATGATAGCTGACGATAACAAAAAATATATTAAAGCGGTTCGCATTGAACCCGCCAACGATATCCCAAAAAACTCTTCAGTAATATCCATTGAAGGCAAAATAATCAACAAACTTTTTTGATATTTACTTTCGTATTTGAAAATTTCTTTCTTTCTTCGTTAAAGAATTTAAGAGAGAGATATGAAAACACAGAAGTTTAATACAGGAGGAAACGATATAATGATCAACGAAACCTTTGTAAATCAGATAGAAGGATATATCTGGAACCACAAAGGGATAGAGTATCACATCATTAAAGACTTTTATATGTTTTCTAGCAAATATGAAGTTTGTAAGATGAACAACTCGGGTAGAGGATTTTTAAGTTTTGAATCTACAGGCTTAGGTGCTGATCTCTTAAAAGACATTGAGAGATTTGCTTATTATCAATTATAAATAAAAGAGAGGTATGCAACCACAAACAATTTATCAGGTCTTAGATGATCTGACTGCGTTCGCAGAGAACTTAGGAAGCGAATGGATGGAAGAGCGATTAGCAATGCTAGAGGCTCACATCGGAGTATTAGAAATTAATCAATCAACTAAATAATCATGAAGACAAGTAAAGTTATTAGCGTAACTCCTCAAGGAGATTACCAATTGAAAGACGGGAAAACACTGTATAAGTTTTCTCTCTCGTTTGAGAACGGGGATTCAGGTGAATACTCTTCGGTTAAGCCCGATCAAACCAAGTTTGTTGCAGGTCAGGAAGCGGAGTATGAATTGAATGCTACTCAATACGGTAATCGCATCAAACCCGTTTACAATCAGGGAGGCGGTTACTCAAACAACTATTCTCAAAACAATCATTCGGGAGGATCGGACAACAAGCAAAAACTTATTGTTAAGCAGTCTTGCTTGAAAGCAGCGGTTGACTTGCTTAAAGACAAACAAGCAAAGAGCACTGATGTTCTAAAGGTTGCCGAATCATTCGTGACTTGGGTAATGGAAGAGGATAAGAAAGAAACTTCTTATGACAATCATTTTTCCTCAAGAGAGGAAAAGATAGAGGTAGCAAACGCTATCGTAAACGGACAAGCAACAGATGATAATTTACCATTCTAGTTGATTGATTGTGTTAGGTAGAGAGGGGTAGAAATACTCCTCTTTTTTTTTCTCAGGATCTGAGATATTAAAAATGTTTGTTAAATTAGAGGGATGATACATAAACACATAGTTCAATCAAACAAGACGCTGAGGTACTTAGAACGGGCAAGAGAGGGTAAGATTTCAGAGGCTTCAAGATTCGGCACTAATGAAATAGATGATTACCTAAGGTTCAAGAAGGGAAACTTCATTGTGGTCACGGGACACGCCAATGTAGGGAAGACTCACACAATGACATATCTTCAATTGCTTCACACCTTAGAGAACGGAACAAAATGGTTGATATACTCTTCTGAGAATGAGGTTCAATCTCTTCAAAGAAAGATCATTGAATTTTTAGCAGGGAAACCGATCAATCAGATAGATGAGAGGACCTTTTGGAGACATCATAGTTTTGTAGAGGGTCATTGGGCTTTCCTAGATTCGGAGTTGATAGTGGATGCTTTTGAGTTATTAGAGATCGCAAGAGAGGTTTATGATTCTTGGGAGTTTCAAGGTATGATGATAGATCCTTACAACTCGCTTACGATAAGAAAAGCGGACCTGAAAGGAGTCTCAACGCACGAGTATCATTATGAGGTAACAAGCCACATAAGAAAGTTTTGCAAGGAAAACGGGATAACAACGATCCTCAACACCCACCCTGCTACTCAAGCCTTGAGGCAGGTTCATAAGGGAACGCATGAATACGCTAACCACACTATGCCTCCTATGGCTAGTGATGTTGAGGGTGGTGGTAAGTTCGTAAACCGCTCAGATGAGTTCTTTGTGATTCACAGGTACACTCAGCACAGTCAAGATTGGGTGTACACCGATATTCATGTAAGAAAGGTTAAGGAGTTGGAGTCAGGAGGAAGACCAACCCCTTTAGATATGCCTATCAGAATGGAAAGCACTCAAGGCAACTGCGGTTTTAGAATCAACGGATTAAATTTAGTAACTAAAGAGAAGCAAATAGATGGATCTCCATTTTGAAGGTAACAGGCTATACTACATGGAAAAGGAGTCAGAGTTGTATCAGGCTCTAGACTACCTGAGTAAAGAATTGAGCGATAAAGAATCAATGACTAAAGAGCAGATGTGGGAGGTGTTTCATATTTGTGCTGACACGGCTGCGATCTATAGACACATAACAGATTACTTTACGACTCTAGACAAACTGATCCTAGATGCTAGGATTAAGAACGGGAAATTGAAGCAGGAGTTGTATGATGTTAAGAAAGAGAACGAGAACCTAACAAAAACTTTAGAAGGATATATGGATGGATTTTAAAAGAAAGATGCTCAACGGCCAGAGGTTTGAGATTAACGGTATGGATTTTATTTGTTTAGAAACTCACGCATATCTTCAAACAAGAACCGATCAAGAAGAATCTGATATAGATGTAGGATCTAGCTACTACATAGTTAGGAACACATCAACAGGGAAATTACACAGAATACCCTTTCAGAAAATTATAGACAAAGAAAACGAGATTAAATGGAAGACTTAAGCAAAGTGTTGAAGGAGTATTATGATGAGATCTGTCTCATCCCTAACGACACGAGAGAGACCGAACAGGTGTACGCTAGATCCGCTATGATGGTGTCAATGAGAAAGTATATGACATTGATGCAAATCGGTCGGATCTTTGACAAGAATCACGCTACAATTCATCACGCAGTGAAGAATCACGAGATAAATCACGATTGGAGCGAATTGTATAGATTCTATTTTTCAACGGCAACTCAAATGCTCTTGGATTGTCCTATTAAGAACATACAAAGCGATAACAGGCTTCAGGCTCAGTTCACTAGACAAAAGATGAGGATTGTAGAACTTGAGTACGAGGTTCAGAAATTAACATTGAAATGTCAAGAATTGCGTGATAATTGCAGTATATTACGAAAACAGAATAAAAACTTTAAGAAGTTGATTGATGCAGATTGAGTTTAGTCCTCTTACGGGATTGATGTTTGGGATCAACTACGCCTATTACGATTCAGAAGAGAATCGCAAAGGACTTCATCTGATTCAGTTAGGTGCGGGTTTAGTTATGATTCAAATATCATGGGAAACATAGAGAAATTTTACAAGAAGAATTTCAAGAGGTTAACAGGATTCATAAAGGATTACACCGATGGATCTTATGAGATCGCATCTGATATAGTTCAGATGGTGTTTCTGCGTTTGTTAGAATTAGAGAGCGAAGGGAGGACCAACTTTTATGAGGAGGACTCCCTTAACTTTTTTTATGTCTACAGATCCTGTATTAATACGGCTCTCAAATATCAGAGAACGAAAAAAAAGATCAACAAGATCTCGTTAGAAGACTTGCATTTTGACTACCATCTAGATCAGCCATATCCAGAGGAGAAAGCAGCACTTGAGAAACTCATAACCTATATGGAGCATGAGATGAAGGACCTTCATTGGTATGACGAGAAGATCATTAGGATACATATGGAGGGCACAAGCATGAATCAGATCCACAGAGAGACGGATATAGGATTAACATCAATCAAGAACACTATTAAAAATGGCAAAGCAAAAATCTACGAAAGCATCAAAGAAGATTGGGAAGACTACCAAAACGGTGACTACGAAAAAATCTAAAGGATTAGGTGACACCATTGAGAAGATAACCGATGCAACAGGAATTAAAGCGGTTGTTAAAGCAGTCGTTGGTGAGGACTGCGGATGCGATCAAAGAAGGGACAGACTGAACAAGATATTTCCTTACTCAAAGCAGCCTGAATGTTTAAGCCCTGAGGAGGTTCAATACCTTTCTTCAGGAGTCCTTAGAAAGAGGACTCTCAACCTTGAGGACCGCGAACAGATCGCTACGATTCATTCAAGGGTTTTCAATCATAAGTTTGATGTGCCTTGCACTTGTTCTCCTAAGATATGGATGCAATGGATGAGAGAACTTCAAGATGTTCTAGATGTCTCTGAATAACTACCTAAAAAAGGGGCTGCAGCAGTCTGACGACAGAACGAATCACTGTGTTTCTATAGGCAAGGATGGAGAGGATCTGTTCAGGGAGTTAACAGGAGCCGTCAAATCTAAATTAGAAGACGACAAGAAGCACATTGACTTCTATTGGGAAGGTAAGTGCATTGATGTTAAAGGGCTAAAGCCTATGCACAATCACGGTTTCATATTGCTTGAGTTCCTTAATGTTTGGGGTTATCACGGATGGTGTTCTAAAGAATCAAAAGCAGAATACATTGCGTTTCAATTCCCAGACAGATTCTATGTTTTCAAGAAAAACGATCTTAGAGAGAGAGGGATTGAGAGGTGCGATAAGTATAGCCCTGATGCAGTCCTTCGGAAAAACAGAGTTAAGCCCTCTAAAGGGCTTTATAAATGGATTGGGCGCTTCGGAAAGCAAGATGTGTTTACTTATTTAAGAATAGAAGACATACAAGATCTTCTGATACAAGAAATAAAATACTAGAGAGATGGTTTTAATATTGTTTGGGATCGGATTGGGCATAGCCCTCAATCAAACAAGAGTCTTACAGAAGAGGGTTGATGACTTAGAGGAGTTCATTGGAGAGACTTTTTTTGACGATAAAGAAAAATAATTATCAAAAGCCTTTTTTTATAACTTTATTGTTTCTAAATTAGCCTTGTTATTAAAAGAGAGACACATGACACGATTTGAAACATTACAAGGAGAGAGTTTAGGAGTAACATTTTTTGCTGGGTCAGCGCTTGGTAAGGTTAAGTTCCTATGTAAATCAGAACTTCAAACACTTTGGTCTTTAGACGAGAGCGAATTTGTTATCAGCGACAACGGATGGTCAGGATCAGTAGCGGACCTGCTTGATTTGTTTTCAGGTTTGTCTCAATGCTCAGATGTTGAGATGGCTAGAAGAGGTTGGGCAGATCGCCTAGATTCGGGTTTAGCTTTACAGACTTGCGTGTCTGATTCAGGAGAGTTGTTTCACACAAGATAAATTAAAGAGAGATGAAAAAGATTGATTGGAATAAGGTAGCAGTAGTCGCGTTCTTACAGACTATGGTCATTCTAGGAATGGTTGCTATGATAGCGGTATTTGAATTAGTAGAAATTTTAACCTGTGTGCAATGTTGATGCTAGACGGATCTGATTACGATCAGCATTGGCTGATTGATCAAGCAAGAGGCGATGACTTCTATTACGGACAACTCAACAAGTTGGCGTTATCTTCGTCAAGTTGCAAGATGCTCTTGGACAGTCCTAAGACCTTCAGCAATGTTATGAAGTACGGATCAAACGACTCAAGCCCTGCTTTGCTTATGGGAAGAGTGATTCATGTGATGATCTTAGAGCCTCAGAACTTTGATGACATCTTTGAGGTTGTAGATGTCGCTTCTAAGAACACTAAAGCCTTTAAAGAGGCTCAGGCAGACAATCCCAAGACTTGCATCACAAGAAGGGATAAGGAAGCAGGAGAGCGAATGACAGATGCTTTTAACAGAAACGAGATTGCGTTGAGTTATCTGTCAGGATCGGAATGCGAAGTGCCTATGGTTGATCTTGTAGGCGGGTTTCCTTTTAGAGGCAAGGCGGACATACAGAGAGGAGGAGAGATAATTGATGTGAAGACAACCACAGATTTAAAAGCCTTCAGGTATTCAGCAGACAAATACGGATACGATCTTCAATGCTATATCTACTGCAATCTGTTCAAGACCTCGTATAAGGATTTCACATTCATAGTTCTTGACAAGGCTTCTACAGACATCGGTATTTACGATGTGAGTGAGGAGTTCTACAAGAGAGGTGAGGCGAAGTTTAACAGAGCAATTTCCTTGTACAGAGACTTCTTTGTTAGAGGTCAGGATCTAGATACTTACACAATCAAGGGAACATTATGACAAAGCAAGAATTGTTAGACCATATTCAAAACAGATTAAGCGGATTAGGTCAATGTGATTGGTACACATCAGAGTGTTTTGTTAGAGAAATGCAATTACTTATTTATCACGAGAGAAATGAAAAAGCACACTAAGATCTATATGAAGCACTTTAATTATGTGCTTGATGATTTCATTCCCTGTGAGATCTGCGGAGGCAGAGCGGTTGATATTCATCACATAGAGAATAGAGGATCAGGAGGTGCTAAAGACAAGGACAGAATAGAGAACCTAATGGCTCTGTGTAGAGCAGATCATATTAAGTATGGTGATGTTCCTGACAGAGTTCAATGGCTTAAAGAAATACACGAGAGAAGATTATGAGAAGGATGAATCACTTGCGACAACAGAGGTCGGGAAAAATCAACAACACTCTGATAAACAGAAAACCTCCTCCACCGTTCAGAGAATTAGACGGTGTTATGAGGATCGGGAAGTTTAAAGGGAAACACATACAAGATCTTCCGAAGAACTACATAAAGTGGATGCTTAGAAATCTTGATTTGAATTACGGAAGAAAAGAGAAACTAAAGGATTTGTTATGAATAAGATGAACCAATTCCTTCGCATCGCAAATGCGAGACTCAAAAAGATATATCCAAACAAGATACAGAGAAAGGCTTGGGCTGCTAATATGTGGCGCAGGTATATTGAGAGACAGAATATAGAACACGACTTATAGAGGGAGGGGTTTTACTAATTTAAAACTAAAATGAAATGGTTATTCGTTCCCTCCCTTTATAACCTTTAATGATACAAGTAAGGGTATAAACTGACCTTTAATAATACATTGTCAGGTGATAGCTTGACAAAAATAGGCGCAAACCGCTAATATTGGGCGCAAATAAGGTATCATAAAGAAATACAGGCGCAAACCTTTAACACCAAAGAGAGATGAAAGACAATTTACTAGAATTAATGCAGAGAGATCTGGATCAAAACGGAATAGAAAATGACTGAGTTTGAATTGTTCAAGCATGGAGTAAAGCTAATGGCTTTGTATCAGGTGACTCTAGAGCAGATGGATCTGATGAAGGGAACACCTATATACTCGCAGAGGGTAAAGCAGCAGATGAATACTCTAGAGAAATCTGTAGAGAGAATGATCAGAGAGCCTATGAGCAAGTTAGATCAGACAGATGAGATGATGATGAATGACATACAGAATAAGGTTAATGTGATTCTTGACTTATCTCTAGAAGAGATAGCACAATTGAAAGCAGTAATTAAAGAGGGTAGAGATGCATAGATATTTTGACATTGAATTATTTGGATGGAATAGTGTGAAGCCTAATTGGTGGAATGTAACGATCTTGAGAGTGGCTTCAGGGAATTGGAGTTGGCATTTGTTTATGATGGAGGAGAATCTTGATGGTTGCTTTGTTGAGTGGTTTAAGTTCAGCATCAACAAATGAATCAAGCGGGATCCGATCTCACATTAGTGAACAAAAATAACTATCACAAGCTGCTTGAGATTATGATCCAATTAGATCAGAGAGGTAAACTTGCTCCCCATGAGAGGGAGTTTTTGCGTAACTTAGTTGAGTATTAAATGGTTATATAATTATGGAAAAAGTAGACATCAAGCAAGTGAGATCCAATCCAGATAACCCCAGAGTTATTAAGGATTACAAATTTAAGAAGTTAGTCAAGAGCATCAAGGAGTTTCCTCAGATGCTTGAGTTGAGACCTATCGTGGTTAACAAGGAGATGATAGTGTTAGGCGGTAACATGAGGCTTCGTGCTTGTGAGGCAGCAGGACTCAAAGAAGTTCCTGTCATCTTCGCTGACAACCTGACTCCAGAACAAGAGATTGAGTTTGTAGTGAAAGACAACTCTTCATTTGGAGAGTGGGATTGGGATGTGTTAGCTAATCAGTGGAACACGGACAATCTAAAAGATTGGGGACTTGATATACCAAAATGGGAAGACACGGAAGATTTTGATAGTGATGTTGTTGACACGGGTGACTACGACTTCCCTGAAGAAGCGGTTGAGGGATCTCATGTCAAGATGGTTCAGTTGTTCTTGAACACTCAAACAGAGCCGTTGTTTAAAGAATGGGAGTTGGAATTGCGTAAGATCTTTGGGACGGACAACTTGACCGACACTGTTTATGAAGCGGTCAAAAAGCTATATAAGGACAATCAGGATGATAAAGAGAATTGAGTTAAGCCCTCGTTTAGATGATGATCAAGCAAAGAAGTTAGCAGGTGAACTTTTAGGAGAGAAAGACTACAACACCTTGATAACATACGATGCTGATGTGTTTTGTTCTGAGACGGGAAAATGTATTGCTAAGTTTCGTAAGAAGATCATACCCGCAAACATCGCTGAAAACGCTTACGAAAGTCTTAAGAGCGTTTCTGCGGTATCTTCAAACAGAGGAGTGAGCGGAGGATCAACAGATGAAAAAGGATTGTTTAGCAAGAAAAAGATAAAGAAAGACGGGACCAGATCAAATACTGATTTAGTGGATCCTGTTTCAAGCGGCATAATCGGTTACTTTGACAGAAACCCCAGAACACCTTATTGCCGTCAAACGGCTTTCAATGAAAAGCAATTCTCAAAGTTTAAAAAAGCATATCCGATAATCAAGTTGGTTGACACCAAGTACGCTGAGTTGATGCCTGAGAATTACGCTTTGCAAAGAGAAGTTGCTGACACGACATCTCAAGACTTTGTTATACCTAACACCGCTTTCACTACGGTGACTGTGAACAAGAATTGGCAAACCGCAGTCCACACGGACAAAGGCGATTTTGAAAAGGGATTTGGAAACCTTGTTGTGCTTCGCAAAGGAAGGTACACAGGCGGTTATTTCGTGGTTCCAAAATGGGGAGTCGCTTTTGATCTTCAGAACTGTGATTTGTTATTGGTTGATGTTCATCAATGGCACGGAAACACTCCGATACATAAGATTGACGAAGACGCGAAGCGTGTCAGCCTCGTTATGTATTATCGTAAGAACATGATTGTTTGCGGCACGGCTGATGAGGAAATGCGGATTGTCAAGAGCAGGAAACAAGGTGATAAGCTAAATTGATATGTGCGGTGTAGTAGGTTATAGTTGTTCAGATCCTAAGAAGGAACACTTTGAGATCCTTAACAGGATCATTGATCAAAGCAAAATCAGAGGTCTTCATAGCTTCGGGTACTCCTTCTTTGATGGTGAGGTGGTTACAATCAAGTATCACGACATCAACAAGGTTGAGTTCCCTTTTACAAACAAGATCATATATCACAACAGATATTCTACAAGTGGTGATTACGCTAATCACGACAACAATCAGCCTGTTGCCGTTGGTAACGCTTCTTTGGTGTTCAACGGTGTTTTGGATATGAGGACCAAGCAAGAGATGGAAGAACATTATCAAATAGAGATGGAGACAGATAACGATGGTGAATTGATTCTAAAGCTATGCGGCTCAGATCCTGATAAGATTCAACAGTATGTTCAGAACACAACAGGATCTTTCGCAGGACTCGTTTTAACAGAGAACAACAAGATGATTGCCGTAAGAAACGGCAACAGACCTCTTTGGAGATTAAACCATAGTGGCGCGATCTTTTACGCTTCCACAAGAGACATATTCAAAAGGGTTGATGATTCATTTGAGCCTGAGGAATTAGAACCCAACATTGTGTATGAAAGTTAGACCGCCACTCAACAAGGATTACATAACCTATCACATAGAGTCCTCTCAAGCTAAAGATATAGATCCAAGCAACGATTGCTTGAGGTATGTCGCAAACCGATTTGAACTCAACATTGAGCAGCGTTATTGGTTAGCGTTCTTGTTTGGCACTTGCTACTCAGCAACTATGGTCTACTATGTCTACAACGAGTTCCCTGATTATGAGAATGTGAATGTGGACCGCCTTCAGAGATGGTGGGACCAAAACAAACACAAAACCCTCTTTCAAACGGACCGCCTCAGGGTAAAGACTCAAGACAAGTTTGTTGAGACCTTCGTCAGTTACAAGAATCTGCTCTCAGGAAGATCTCAGGCAGAACACTTTGCTTCACTAAAGCAACCAACGGTTCAGAACACCTACGACAACTGCTATTCAAACCTCTCTCAAATAAAGAACTTCGGGAGGTTCACTATGTTCATTTACCTTGAGATGGTCCATGTGCTAACAGGATACGAGTTAGAACCAACACACCTAGATCTAAAGAACGCAGAGAGTTGTCGTAACGGACTCGTGTATCACTTAGGACACTATGAGTTAGATACGCACGGAAACGACAGGAAACTTACTAAAAAGCACATAGACTACCTTCAGTACAAGTTCAAGGAACTCAAGCGACAGATTGAGCAACACGATATCCAACACACCAACATCTGGAATATAGAAACAACCCTTTGCGCCTACAAGAAGTACGAGAAAGGGAAGAGGTACATAGGATACTATATTGACAGACAAAAGAAAGAGATTGAGAAGATGCAGAACAATGTGAGTGAAGGAGTTGATTGGAGTCCTCTTTGGGACTTCAGACAAGAAACATACGACAGAAAATGGCTCAAAGAATTATAGCGATAGGCGGTGAACCCGCAACAGGCAAATCAACCCTGATGAAGAGAATCATTAAGCAGCATATGCCTCTCAAAACATTCTCTTACGGATTGGTAAAGGGATTGTACTCTCAAGAGCACAATGTTTACTTCATAGGGATCTACGACAACTCAGTGTTCTGCGGAACAGATAAGCTAAGTATGGCGGTTCAACCCGTCTTTGTTAAGCTACTGAACAAGATGCCTGACGCAACATTTGTGTTTGAAGGCGATAGGCTCTTCAATCAAAGCCTCTTTGATCAGAAAGAATGCGAGATATATGTGCTTGAGGTTAACGATGATGTGCTGAAAGCGAGACACGAAAAGAGAAACGACAATCAAACAGAACAATTCAAGAGAGCGAAGAGAACAAAGGTTCAAAACATAAAGGATAAGAACACCTTCACTTTGCTTCCAAACAACACGGCAGAACAAACTGAAGAGTGTTACAAAACAATCCTAAAAGCGATAAAACAATGAACAAAACCGAACAACATAAAAAAGCATTACTTGAAGCCCTTGAAAAGTCTCTTGGAGTAGTTACCTCAGCGTGTAAAACAGTTGGTGTAGGTCGCACTACATTCTATCAATGGATGAAGGATGATGAGAAGTTTGCTGAAGCAGTAAGGGACATTGAGAACATCGCTTTGGACTTTGCTGAAAGTCAACTGCATCAACAGATATCAGGAGGCAATTCAACCGCAACAATCTTCTACCTGAAGACAAAAGGCAAGAAGAGAGGGTATGTTGAGAGACAAGAGATAGCCCATGAGGGGCTTCGGACCTTTGAGATAGAAGAGGTGGATGAGTAAGATACGAGTCAACAAAGTCTACGGACACTTAAACAAGTCTGATAAGAAGATCGTTGTTGAGCAGGGCGGAACACGCTCAGGAAAGACATACAACATCCTCTTATGGATTATCTTTCACTACTGCGGGAAGAATGTGGGCAAGACAATTACGATCGCTAGAAAGACCTTTCCTGCGGTCCGATCATCCGTCATGAGAGATTTCATTGAGATCCTAAAAGGATCGGATCTATACAGAGAAGAGAGTCACAACAAATCAAATCACGAATACATGCTCAACGGGAATATGGTTGAGTTCATCTCAATGGATCAACCTCAGAAGATCAGAGGGAGAAAGCGTGACTTAGCATTCCTGAATGAAGCTAATGAATTGACCTTTGAGGATTGGCAACAAATCGTATTCCGTACCAACGGCAGGATCATTCTTGACTACAACCCTTCAGATACATTCCATTGGATCTACGACAGGGTGATACCAAGAGATGACGCAGACTTCTATCAGACTACTTACAGAGACAATCCCTTTTTAGATCCTACGATCATTCAGGAGATAGAGAGACTAAAGGAAACGGATGAGCATTATTGGAGAGTATACGGATTGGGAGAGAGGGGAACAAACAGAGCGCAGGTGTTTCAGTTTACCACCGTTCAGCAGATCCCTGTTACTGCTAAGTTTCTTTCCTTTGGTCTTGATTTCGGATTCACTAACGATCCTAGTGCGTTGGTCGGATGCTACCAAGAAGGTGACAACCTCTATTTCAAGGAACTTCTTTATTCAACTAACCTCACCAATCAGGATCTTGACAGAGAGTTCAGGAAATTAGAGATAGGCAGGTATGACGAGATCTTTGGAGATTCATCAGAACCTAAGAGCATTGAAGAACTTCACAGGATGGGATGGAACATCAAGCCAACTCAAAAAGGTGCTGACTCTGTTAACGCAGGAATTGATATGCTCAAGAGGTATAAGATCCATATCACAGGAAGCAACCTGATGAAGGAGATGGAGAACTACAAGTGGCTTGAAGACAAGAACGGAAACTTGCTGAACAAACCTGAAGACAAGTGGAATCACTTGATAGATGCCCTGAGATACGGGGTGTATAATAAATTAAGCAAACCTAATTATGGAAGGTACACAATCCGTTAGAATAGAAATACCTGAAACCTTATCAGATGTTAAGTTGTCTGCGTACAAAAGGTTCATTCTCTTAGCAAACGAAGAGAACGGAGATGAGTTGGCGTTGCATCAGTTCTGCGGACTGAATCCTGCTCAACAGGAGGGGATGAAGAAGAAGGATCTTGATATGATCAGAAACAAGATAGGTGAAATGCTTGTTGAAAAACCCGCCTTGACTAAGGCGTTTTCCTTCAAAGGGAAGGAGTACGGATTCCATCCCAAGATAGAAGACATATCAATGGGGGAATATATAGATCTTGAAGAGTACCTTAAGGATCCGTATAAGAACGCAGAGAAGGTTTTAGGTGTGTTGTATAGACCTATCACAAACAAGGTCTTTGGAAGGCACGAGATTGAGAATTACAACCCAGAGATTCACGATGGGTTAGGCTTTCAAGACTTATCTGCTGACATCTTTTTAGGTTGTCTGCTTTTTTTTTATCGTATCGTGACAGAATTACAAATAACTTTTCTTCAATCTTTGGAGAAGGAGGAGAAGAAGGATATGACACTCAATCTCAATTCAGAAGAAAATGGGGATGGTATGGAGCGGTACATCAAATTGCTCAAGGCGATCTCTTACGATTTGACAAAGTAACTGAATTACCTCTGAGGACCGCACTCACTTATTTAGAGTATGAGATAGACAAAGCTGAGGTGGAAAGATCTTTGATCAAAAAAAATAGTTAAAATTTTATTTTGATAACTCAAAAAGTATTTAGAGATTAGCGGTGTTGAAACGATAAAACAAGAGAGATGAAGACATTTAACGAGTACGCATTTTTAGAAGATTTAAAAGATACTATTGAGCAGAGCGATTCAGGCGATGTTTGGGATCTGATCCATCAAGAGATTGACAGAGAATGTATCTACTACGCAGACTGCTTTGAGATCGTTCGTGCGTTGCACATTACCGATTGGAAGGATAACGAGTTTGGAGAGATCACGAGCATAACGCAACTAGCGTTTGTGTCTTTGTATGAGTTCGTTTCTGAGAACCTTGAAATACCTGCGTGATGAATTTATACGAAAAGTTAAGCCCAGAGGCGATTAAGGTGTTAGATCAGGAGATGATTAAGTATCCGTATTCAACAACCGCCTTGATAAGCGGATTGAAGGAAAACCGATATTGCTTAGACCTAACATTGAATCAATGTCACAGAGTAGCAGCGGTGTTCGGTTTTGAATGCACATTAACTAACATTATAAACTTCTTTGAGTAATGGGATATTTAGATTGGGAATTAGAAAGCCATCAGTATTATCAAGACACCACTTGTGGAGTTTGCGGAGAGTCAAAAGATCCTGATTACTATGATTGCAGATGCGAAGAAGAAGAAGATGAAATACATTTAGGTATCTAGTGGTGGTTCGCTAGATGGTTTGGTTGAGGAGGTCTGTGGTGGATCTCCTCTTTTTTTTATCCCTATTTTTACAGTTAGGGTTTTTTAATTGTATGAAGAAGGGATATTATCAAATAACAGAAGCACTTGAGAGTGCTGCGGCAGGAAACGATCAAATCAACCAAGTGACTTGGGGGAACATCTTTGACTTAGATTTCAGGAAAATGGATATGTTCCCGATCGCTCACATGATCACGGGTAACGCTACCTTAGGAGAACGGACCATCACTTATGAGTTTGACCTTTTGGTAATGGATATCGTAGATTATAGCAAAGAAGCGAAGGACCTCTATGAGGGCAATATGACTAAGCAAGACATCTATCACAGAACTCTTGCCGTCATATCTGAGATCTTAGCCTCTTTCAGAAGAGGTGATCAATACGATGCTTACTTTAGATTGACTAACGATCCTGTTGCAGAACCTTTTGATGAAGATATGGAAGCGAATGTTTGCGGATGGAAAGCAACACTTCTAATTGAAGCGATGAATCCAAACAACATCTGCTAGATGACGAACACAGAAAAGGCTTTAGAGCGCTTCGGAAGGTACTTGGTGATAGAGTCTAGAAAGAATCTAACAAGGAAGAAGAAGAATGTGACTAAGAGCCTATACGACTCTCTAGATTACAAGGTGAAGGCTATGCCAAACTCCTTTGAGTTTGACTTCCTGATGAATGAATATGGTGAGTGGGTAGATAAGGGAAGAAAGGCAGGAAAGAATCCACCATTCTCACCGATCAGGGAATGGGTTCAGAATCGCAGGATACAATTCAGGGACAACTCTGGAAAGTTTCAAACATACGATCAGACTGCTTGGGCAGTTGTAGGAGGTATAGGAAGAAACGGCATAGAGGCTTCTCACTTTTATTCAAGACCTTTTAAGCTAGGATACGATAGATTACCTGATCAGATCGTGGAGGCATACGCATTAGATATAGAGGACTTTTTAGAGTTCACAATAGATAAGTTAAATAAAGAATATAAGGATGGCAGTAATTAGCCCACAAGGATTAGTATCAGCTAGATCACCGTTGTTTTTCACTTGGGACGGATCAAACAGAGATCGCTTAGATGGAATGGAGTTAGAGATCTACGCATGGAGCGGTGAGGAATCAGCGAAGCCCTCAACACCTGTTTATACGATTAACAGAACATCAGGATTTGTAGACCTCTTCCCTACTGCTGACATTGCTCCTTTGTTGGAGAACGAGTTTGTTAATCGCATCAGCAAGTTGCACAGTGATTCCGTTGTCTACAACTCTCCAAACTCGCAGTTGTTTGTTCAGATAGATTACGCCTTAGATTGGTTCAACACAGAATCTTCGCCTTCAGGGGCGGGGCAAGACACGGGATCAACAGAGATCTTCATAGTGACTTACGGATACGGAAAGTTTGTAGAGGGAGCGAATCACAAGATACAAGGACCGTTGCTTCAGGAAAAGGAGCGATATGCTTACGAGTTGGATGCTTGGATGCTGCCCATATATTTAGGTCTTCGCGGTGAGGGCTTAGACATTATCTACGGATATCGTGACAGGGTTATAGCTGATGGAGGATCCGTTGAGGCTTTGTCTTGTTGCAACATAGGACTCGCTAACATTAAGGTGTTGAATGATGATGGAACAAGCTATCAATATGCGGTAACAGAGGCTGATGTATACGAAACAAAAGCAGAAGAGAGAGTGTTGTTGTTCCCTTCTGGAATTGCGAACCTTTCAAATTGGAAGGCTAATCAAGGATATGGAGGCACTGCGCCTTACAGAACAGATTATTATGATGTTCAGTTGTTGGACGGATTCAACAATGTGATTGACTCGCTTAGAGTTCACAACGAGTGTGAGCCCAAATACGATCCTGTCTCACTTTACTTCGTGAACAGATACGGCACTTGGGACTACATAACATTCTTAAAGAGATCTGACAAAGATCTGACATTGGAGAAAGAGAGTTACAGATCAACGACAGGTAATGCTTCGGCATCAGGATACACTTGGGGCAATCAAGCAAGGGGAGTTAGGACCTACAACCATCAAGTGACTCACAGAATGACTCTGAACACGGGGTTTGTCTCTGAAGATTACGGTGAGGTTATGGAGCAACTGCTGATGAGCGAGTATGTGTTGATGATATACGATCGCACAACTGAGAGATCAGGAAGCGAATACGACATATCTCAATCACAAAGAGCGGTAAACATACAAACAGAATCGCTGAGGCTTCAGAAGCACCTCAATGATAAGACTATCAACTACACGATAGACATTGAGATGGCGAACCCTGAGAACGCAATGCTATGATAGAGGTCTATATAGGCTCAGGGAAGCTAGACACATTCAAAGACGAAGATGTCAACATCAACTTGAACCTTCAAAATGTGAGGGACATAAGCAAGTTGTTTACTGACTACACTCAGAATTTCCAAGTACCCGCTTCTAAAGCCAACAACGCGGTGTTCAAACATTATTATAATGCAGATGTGTCAGGAGGCTTCTCAGCCTCCTTTAGACAGGACGCTACCTTGTTTGTGAACAAAGAGGTGTTTAGAGAAGGGAGCATTGAATTGCTTTCTGTTGAAATGAAAAACAACAAGCCTTCAGCATACGAAATAGTGTTTTATTCGGCAGGGGTTAATCTCAAGGATCTGTTTGGTGAAGATGAATTGATTGATTTAGATCTGTCAGCGTATGATCACGCATATGATGGAGCGGTGATCAGAGGAGCGATGGAGGGAACCACCCCTCTTCATTCAGGTAATGTTATCTACCCGTTAATATCTCCCGTCAAAGATTGGCATTATGATTCCTCACCTTCGGATCACAATGAAAACGATATTGCTTATCACAGTCAGAACGATGATCACGGGATCAATTACTATCAGTTGAAACCTGCTATCAGGATCAGCAAGTTGATTGATGCCGTTGAGAGCAAATACGGAATAACCTTCACATCTACCTTCTTTACTGATTCTAAGTTTACGGATCTATTCCTGTGGGGACACAGAAGAGAGGGGTATATGTTCAAAGATCAGGCTAATGGATTTACGGCTCAGAAGATAAACTTCACCTCAGCAACAGGGTTGTTTGACGCTGCAACAGATCTCTATACAAATAACACTTTTATAACATCACTGATCTGGAAGTATAGCATCACATCAACAAACGACTATCAAGTGCATTGGTATGTTAACGGTCAGTATGTGATGAGCAGACAACATTCAGGGAGTGTTACCAATCAGGAGGTCTATTTAAATGCTTGGCTCAAGGGAGGTGACGAGGTTCAGATGAGGTTCTCACCGCCTATAGATTGGGGAGGAGAGACCATAACTATTACAGGAAGCAGCATATCAGGAAGACCTTCAGAGAATGCAGCCGATGTGTTCACGGCAACAACAAGCACCTCTCAATCGTTTACGACTGATGTTGTGATGAGCGATCAGATGCCAGAGCAGAAGATTTATGACTTTATTCTAGGTCTAGTGAAGATGTTCAATCTAGTGATTGAGCCAACAAGCAGAACAAAGTTTAATGTAGAGCCTTTGGATGATTGGTATGCTACGGGAAGCAACTATGATATTACGGATTATGTGGATGTGTCTTCGCAGAAGATAACAAAACCAGAATTGAACAGAAGGATATCATTCAAGTATCAAGAGTCGGGATCTTACATTGAGGAGGCTTACAGAAACACGAATGGCGGTATTGGATACGGTGATTTGAGGGCTGACTTTTTGTTTGATGGAGGAGAGTTGACTGCTGAATCAACATTTGAATTAATGAAGTATGTCAAGTTAGATGACCTCAGCAACGGCATTACTAACTTTTTGGTGGGTAAAAGCATTGACAAGGAGGGTGATGCGTACATAGGATCTCCTGTGATCTTCTATTCGCCTTCAACTTTGAACATTACGAGCTACCCTGTTGGATTTTTAGATGAAACAGGATCAACCACAACCGCATCAAACCAAGTGTATCTATGTGGAAATACAAACAACAGAGTTGCAGCAAGTGTAACGCAGATGCTAACCTATGGACTTGAAGTTGATCCCTTTCATGAACAAAGTTTCGTGCAGACCTTATACAATCAATTCTGGGAAGATTATATCACAGATCTCTACTCTTCTCAAAGGAGGGTGTATTCAATGAAAGCGGTACTGCCTTTTCAGATCGCTGCTCAGTTGAAGATGAACGACAAGTTGGACATCTCAGGCAGGAGATATGTGATCAACGAGATCAAGATGAACCTCAGAACGGAGGAGGCTACTTTGGAACTTCTAAACGATGTGTGATGGACTTGGGTTTTATAATTGAGCAACTTCAGAAAACAGATGCTATCAATCAGGATATGAGGATAGCAAAAGGAGAGTGGAAGATCATCACTAAATGGAGTGAAGCTAAAGAACAAATTAGATGGTTAAGAAAGAAATAGAGATCAATGTAAATTCTAAAGGTGCCAAGAAGGGCATTGATGATGTTAGTGATAGCATTGATGGTGTTTCAGAGGCAACAAGTGGGCTAACAGGATCTCTAGACAAGATGACAGGCGGCGCTATCTCTGGATTCAAAGGCGTGGTGTCAGGAGCGAAGAAAGGTATAATGGCAATGAAGTCTCTGAAGGTTGCTATTGCGGCAACAGGGATTGGTGCTATTGTCATTGCGGTAGTAGCCTTAGGAAAGGCATTCACTTCAAGTGAAGAAGGGCAAAACAAGTTTGCTAAGATCATGGGAGTGATCGGATCTATAACAGGAAACTTAATTGATGTTCTCGCTGACTTAGGAAATAAGTTGATATCAGTATTTGAGAATCCTAAACAAGCCCTTACAGATTTTGGGAATCTTATAAAGGAGAACATCCAAAACAGATTAGAGGGAATGCTGGAATTTATCCCTGCGGTGGGTAAGGCTATAAGCCTTGCTTTTAAAGGGAAATTTAAAGAGGCGGGAAAAGTAGCTGCGGATGCAGCAGGAAAGGTTGCATTAGGCGTAGAGAATGTTACGGATAAGATCGTAGATGCTACTAATAAAACAGGAGAGTTTATTGCTGAACTTCAGAGAGAGGCGGTCATAGCGGGTCGGATCGCTGATATGAGAGCCAATGCGGATAAGAAAGAAAGAGCGTTAATAGTTGAAAGAGCAGAAGCAGACCGCACAAGAGCGGAGTTGCTTGAGAAGGCGGTCAACAAGGAGATGTTTAGCACTCAAGAAAGAATAGCGTTTTTAGAGGAGGCAGGTAAGCTAGAAGCAGACATCACGGCTAAAGAGATTGAGGCAGCAAGACTCCGATACGATGCTAAGGTTGCTGAGAATGCTTTAGCGGGAAGTACTAAAGAGGATCTTGATCAGGAAGCCGAACTCAAAGCAAGGTTGATTCAGTTAGAAACCGCTAAATTAACGAAGCAAAAAGAGGTCACAGGTCAAGTGATTGCTCTTAAGAATGAGGAGTTAGCTGCTGAAAAAGCAGCCCAAGCTGAAACAGATGCGGCAAATGCTGAGGTAGAGGCTGCGAGATTAGAAGCGATCAAGGCAGAGCAAGACGCTAGAAGACAAATAACAGAGGCTACCATTGCTGCTCAGGATCTTGAATTGCTGAAAGCAAGAGAGAAGTACGAAGGGTTAATTGCTGAAGCTGAAAAATACGGTATTGACACCGCAGCACTCGTCACCGCTCAGGCAGAAGAGATCAACGCAATCAACGCAAAGTACGATAAGGAAGATTCTGACAGAGTAAAACAAAAAGCAGCAGATGACAAAGCGGTTAAAGAAGCAAACCTTGCCGCAATAGCGGGTGCTTTGGGTTCGCTTTCAACTTTAGCGGGTAAGGAAGCAGCAACAGGAAAGGCTCTGAGCGCAGCCCAAGCGGTGATCAACACTTACACGGGTGCTACGAAGGCACTTGCTCAGGGAGGTATAGCAGGACCGATCGCAGCAGCAGGGGTGATTGCCTCTGGTATCGCTTCTATAAGACAGATATACGCTACACCTTTACCCACGCCTGAGGGCGGTCAAGCCTCTTCAGGCTCGTCACCTCAAATATCATCAACATCAATTACGCCTAGATTATCGTTTGACACTCAGGTGTCAGATCTAGGTAATCAGATCTCAAGGTCATTAGACAGATCACCAATGAGAGCGTATGTGGTAAGTCAGGATGTTCAGACTGCTGAGAAAATGAACAGAAAAATTAAACAAACGGCAACAATAGGATAGTATGAAGTTTTTTGAATTAGTGTTAGATGAGGATAAGCTGCTGCACGGGATTGACGCGATTAGCATAGTGGAACACCCTGCGATAGAGGAGGATTTCATCACGATGAGCAAGGATCATAAATTTGAGTTTAAAGAGATTGATCAGGACAAGAAGATCCTTATGGGTGCTGCTATGATTCCTGAGAAGCCTATATACCGAAGAGAAGGAGAAGAAGAGTATTATGTGTTCTTCACCAAGGACACTATCAGGAGGGCTTCTGAGTTGTATCTTATGAACGGTAAGCAGGGCAATGCTACTTTAGAGCATCAAGAGAAGATTCAAGGGTTATCTTTAGTTGAAAGTTGGATCATAGAAGATCCCGAAAAGGACAAGAGCAGGGCATACGGCTTAGAGTACCCTGTGGGCACTTGGATGGTTTCAATGAAAGTAAACAACGAAGACATTTGGGAGGAGTATGTCAAAAGCGGAAAGGTCAAAGGATTTAGCATTGAGGGATGGTTCCTTCAAAGGGAGTCCGCTATTGAAATCAATACAGAACTATCAAGAATTGAACAAGAAGAAGGAGAGCATTTGCTTTCGCTTTATTTATTGGGAATAACAAAAGGTCTGGTAAGGAATGATAAGAGATACAAATCAGGTAAGAAGTTGGATCTTGAGTCATACAGAGACTATCCTGATTCAGCATCTAACAACGCAAAGAAAGGGATCTCACTCAATGAGAAGCAAGGGAACAAGTGCGCTACTCAAGTGGGTAAAATCAGGGCGCAACAGTTGGCAGACAAGAAGCCCGTATCATTAGCCACAATCAAGAGAATGCATTCTTACTTAAGCAGGGCACAGGAGTATTACGATGAGGGTGACACCGCTTCTTGCGGCTACATAAGCTATATGCTTTGGGGCGGTTTGTCCGCCAAGAGATGGGCAGAAGGTAAATTAAAGGAATTGGGTGAATTATGAAAATGACCCAAAATGAAGATAAATCGTTGTTTAATTAGAAAAGTTCAAAAAAATGAATCTACAAGAAGTGTTCAAAAAGATTGAAATGGCTCTCACTCCTTCTCAGGAAGAGGTTGCTCAAGTTCAAGAAGAAGTGAAAGTTGAGATGGCTACAATGAAACTCGCAGGAGGCGTTGTAGTAGAAGCAGAAGCGTTTGAAGCAGGTGAGAATGTATTCTTAGTTGGTGAAGACGATGAGAAGGTTGCTGCTCCCGTAGGAGAGCATGAGTTAGAAGATGGCAAGATTTTAGTGATCCAAGAAGAAGGTGTTATTGCTGAGATCCGTGAAGCTATATCTGAAGAAGTTTCAGAAGAGGTAGTTGAGGAAGCCGCACAGGAAGATATGGCAGAAGAGGAAATGTCTTATGTGACCAAAGAAGAGTTTGGTGCTGCTATTGACGAGATCAAAGAAATGATCGCAGGTATGATGCCTCAAGAAGAGGTTGAAATGAACACAGAGGCAACTGAAGAGGTTGCTGAAGAGAAAGTGGAGATGAGCGCTGACGAAGCACCTGCTGCTAAGAAAGTCGCTGCTGCTCCTGTTGAGAAGAAGCCAGAGATGCATAAGTTCGCCAACAAGGGCAGACAAGACGCTTTGGCTCGTGTAATGAGTAAATTATCCTAATTTAAATAAAGAAGAAAAATGGCTACAACCACTTCAATCACTACCACTTATGCTGGTGAATTTGCAGGGAAATATATTTCTGCTGCATTATTGAGTGCCGACACTATTGAAGGTGGCGGTATTACTATCAAACCGAATGTGAAGTTCAAAGAGGTTATGAAGACCTTGAGCACAGATGCTATCGTAAAAGATGCAACTTGTGATTTCTCTGACACTTCAACTATCACATTGGCTGAGAAGATCCTACAACCTGAAGAGTTCCAAGTGAACCTTGAGTTGTGTAAGAAAGACTTTCATAGCGATTGGGAAGCAATCTCAATGGGTTACTCTGCGTTTGACGAGTTACCAAGCAACTTCGCTGACTTCTTAATCGGTCATGTTGCTGCTAAGGTTGCTCAGAAAACAGAGCAAACTATCTGGACAGGTGCAACTGCTACCGCAGGTGAGTTCAACGGGTTTGGCGCTTTGTTAGCTGCTGACACTGATGTAGTAGATGTTACAGGTACTGCGGTTACTGCTGCTAATGTTATTACTGAGATGGGCAAGGTAGTTGATGCTATCCCAACTTCAGTATACGGAAAGGAAGACCTTTACATTTATGTTTCTAGCAATGTTGCTCGTGCTTATGTTCGCGCTCTTGGTGGATTCGGTGCTTCAGGTCTAGGTGCTAATGGTGTTCGCAACGAGGGAACAACTTGGTTCAACAATCAAGATCTAGCCTTTGACGGTGTGAAGATCTTTGTTGCTTCAGGTATGGCTGATGACACTATGGTCGCTGCTCAGAAATCAAACTTGTTCTTTGGAACAGGCTTGTTAGCTGATCAGAACGAGGTGAAATTGCTTGACATGGCGGATCTTGACGGATCACAAAATGTTCGTGTGGTTATGCGTTACACGGCAGGTGTTCAGATCGGTATAGGTGCTGACATCGTTTACTACGCATAATAAGTAGATTGATTAATTTAAAGGGGCAGGTAGGCTAGTGCTTGTCTGCCCTTTTTTTATACTTTATAGAATATGGCTTGTGTATTAACAAAAGGAAGAAACGAACCCTGTAAGGATGTTGTAGGTGGTATCACCGCAGTATACTTTGCAGACTTCGGTACATTAGGTGATCCTACCTATGACACTACCGATACGGATGTGATTGATTCATTCGGAGGCACTCCAACTTGGTTTAAGTTTGAGGTGAAAGGGAACTCTAGCTTTGAGCAGACAATAACATCGTCTCGTGAGAACGGCACTACATTCTTTGATCAGGTGTTGAACCTGACATTCAAGAAGATGAGTAAGCAGACTCACAACGAGTTGAAACTCATCTCTTACGCCCGTCCTCATGTGATTGTAGAGGATAACAACGGCAACAAATTCCTTATGGGATTAGATTACGGTGCTGAGGTTAACGGTGGTACAATCGTAACGGGAGCAGCAATGGGGGATCTATCAGGATACACCTTGACTCTTAACGGTCAAGAGAAAGTTCCTGCTAACTTCGTAGATGCTACGATTACTGCTGATGCTTCATTGATCAACGATCTATAACACAAGATCGTTATAGAATCAAAAAAGCCCTTCCGTTATGGAGGGGCTTCTTTTTTGGTAGCAATGCTACCTGAGAGAGATGAACTATGCAAATGTAACCATTATATTCCTTTTGGGTTTTATAATTAGATGATTATTACAGAAGAAAACACAACTCCGCAGATCAAGATGTATCTTAGAGACTTTGCAACAGAGTCTTTTGAGATGGAAATCATATCTGAGGACCAAAGAACCGAAAAGGTTGATCAAGCAATATCTGGAACATACGATGATTTCAGAAAGGTCCTGACCTTCTCTTATGACATTTCAGCTTTGTCTTCAGAGGCTTTTTATGTGATCAAGATTTGGGAAGCGAATAAGGTGAAACTGCTTTCTCAGGATCGCATGTATATTATTCCTTCAGGATCCGATGTTGCTACTTATCAACCTAAATTAGCGGTAACTGAAAAAACCATGAATAACGAATTCAAGATATATGGAGAATAGCCAATTCAAGTTCGTGCAACTGTCTAGTTACACAAGCCCTGTTGTCAGTGAGAACGCAAGGAAGGGATGGGTAGAGTACGGCAATGACAACGACTACTTTCAATATCTCATAGACAGATACAACGGATCACCCACGAACAACGCAGTTGTTTCAGGAGTCATTGATATGATCTTCGGTCAGGGAATTGACGCAACAGATTCGGGAAAGAATCCAGAAGGATATCTTCAGTTGAGAAAGTTGATCAAGGATCAGGAGTTGAAAAAAGTAATCAACGATTACTATATGTTGGGCAACGGAGCCTTTCAATTGATCTACAATCAAAACAAAACTAAGATTGTTGAGGTGTATCATATGCCTGTTGAAACTCTTAGAGCAGAGAAGTGTAACGAAGAAGGCGAAGTTGAGGCGTATTTCTACGCCTATGATTGGAGTGAGGTGCGCAGTAAGAAAGGCGTTGAACGCATTCCCGCTTTTGGACACGGAGGTCAAGGAGAAAAAGTTGAGATCTTATACTTCAGACCTTACCGCAGCGGTTCTTATTATTACTCACCTGTTGATTATCAAGGGGCTTTGCCGTATGCTGAGTTAGAAGGCGAGGTAGCCAACTACCATATCAACAACATCAAGAACGGTCTTGCTCCTTCAATGATTGTGAACTTCAATAATGGAGTTCCACCTGAAGAAGAAAGAGACAACATTGAATCTCAGATCAAACAGAAGTGGTCAGGATCAAGCAATGCGGGAAAGTTCATACTTTCGTTTAACGACTCTTCAGATAGTGCCGCGTCTATTGAGCCCGTTCAATTGTCGGACGCTCATAATCAATACGAGTTCTTGTCAAGAGAGTCTCAACAGAAGGTCTTAGTGGGTCATAGAATCACTTCTCCAATGTTGTTTGGGGTAAAGGACCAAACAGGCTTAGGAAACAACGCAGAAGAGATAAAAACGGCATTCACTTTGTTTGACAACAGCGTCATTAAGCCTAAGCAAAATCAAGTGATAACCGCTTTGGATGAAATCTTGGCGTATAACAATGTTTCTTTAAGCCTTTATTTCAAGACTCTAACACCTTTAGAATTTACCGAAATTGAAGAGGTTGAAGATCAAGAGGTGGTTGAAGAAGAAACAGGCATCAAAATGTCCTCTGAAGACATGCCTGAAGGTTACGATTTCATTGCTGACGATCTTGTTGAATTGGGAGAGGATGTTGATGAAAAAGAATGGGATCTTGTTGATGAGCGTGATGTGGATTACGAAAACGAAGAAGCGCTTGACAAGATGTTGACCTTTGCTTCAACGGGTTCGGCAAGACCAAACGCAAAAAGTTCACAAGACGGATCCAACGCAGAGGGATCTAGATTTTTAGTGAGGTACAAATATGAGGGAAGCACGAACCCTCAAAGAGAGTTCTGCCGCAAGATGATGTCCGCAAACAAGGTCTATCGCAAGGAAGACATTATTGCTATGGAGAATAAAGCGGTGAATCAGGGTTTTGGTCCTGAGGGTGCTTCAACCTACTCAATATGGCTATACAAGGGAGGAGCGAGATGTAAGCACAAGTGGATTCGCAGAACCTACATGAGCAAAAGCGGAGTCAAGCCTGATGTGAACAGTCCCAATGCTGAGACAATCAGCACAACTAAAGCTAGACAAAAAGGCTTCAGACCTGAAGCAAACGATTCTAAGGTTGCGGTAACTCCAAGCAACATGAAAAACAAAGGATTTATTAACCCACCTTCTAAGAAGGATGTTCAAGGCGGTATATAATGGCTCAAATACTATTTGTCAGCCCTGCTGATGTTATAAAAAGAACGGGAATCAACGGCAATGTAGATCGTGATCAGATAATTCAATTCGTTAAGATCGCTCAGGATATTCATATTCAAGGTATCTTAGGAACTAAGTTGTTCAACAAGATAGCGAGTGACATCAACGCTGATACTTTGTCAGGCGATTATTTAAGCCTTTTTACGGACTATATTCAAGATATGGTGATACATTATGCCGCAATAGAGATATTGCCTTATATTCACTTTAAAGTAGCAAACGGAGGCATCTACACGAAGGGATCAGAGAACGGTCAGAGCGTAACGAAAGAAGATCTTGATTATTTAGTTCAAAAGGAAAGAGATATTGCGGAGCATTATGCTCGTAGATTTGTAGATCATATGGCATTCTACAACTCAAGATATCCAGAGTACAACACTTCATCCAATGATGATATGTACCCTAGTAAGAATCAAAACTTCAACGGATGGGTTTTATAGTAAAGCAAACCTATAAACCGAAGATGGAGAACATTCAGAAGTTGAAGAAGTACCTCATGAAAAAGAATAAGAAGAATGGCAAGTGATGAAAGAGGATACGGAAGTATCTATGGATCTACTTGGTGGGGATCAGGAGATGCCTTCACCAATA